AGTAAATGGTAAACTTTATGTAGGAAAAACTATTAATTTTTTAAATAGAATGTCTAAACATAAATATACTTTAAGAAAAAATATTCATATAAATGAACATCTTCAACGTGCTTTTAATAAGTATGGAGAAGAATCATTTGATTTTGAAATTCTTGAAGAATGCAATGAAGAGTATTTATACTCTCAAGAACATTATTGGTGTAATTTATTAGATGCATTTAATTACAATAAAGGCTATAATATGAAACCTACACATCCATTAAATAAATCTGGAAATAGTGTAGAAGCAATTGCAAAGACTAAAAAAGCTCTAACTGGTAAAAAATTATCTCCAGAACACAGATTAAAGCTATCTTTAGCAAAACAAGGTAGAAAATTATCAGATGAAACGAAGTTAAAAATGTCTCAAGCTAGTAAAGGCAATAAGAAATCTGAAGAACATAAACAAAAAATCTCAGAAGCTAAAAAAGGAGACAAAAATCCTAGATTCGGTAAAATACCTTGGAATAAAAAGATATAACACTTGATTTTATTAAATATTATTCGTATATTTATAGAATAAATTAACTAAATAAATTAAAACAATGGCAAGTAAATTAGTTGGGATTGTTGGTGCAACTGGTACTGGAAAGAGTACAGCAATTAAGCACCTAAATCCAGAAGAAACGTACATTATCAATGTTGCAAAGAAAGAGCTTCCTTTCAAGGGAAGTGAAAAGCTTTACAATGCTGAAAACAAAAATTACAAGGAAGTGGAAGATGCAAATGAGATATCTCGTTTGTTGAGAACTATTTCAGAGAAAGCTCCTCACATTAAGAACATCATCATTGAAGACTCTAATTACATTATGGGATTCAATATGGTGGCTAAAGCTACAGAAGTAGGATTTACCAAGTTTAGTATTATGGCTAAAGATATGGTGGATCTATTTAGAACTGCTAGACAATTGAGAGAAGACATCACTGTATTCTATCTTACACATCCAGAAGAAGTGATGGATGGTCAAGATGTAATAGGATACAAGATCAAAACTGCAGGTAAGCTTATTGATAACCAAGTGTTATTAGAAGGATTGCTAACTGTATGTCTCTACACTCTTGTAGAAGAGAACAAAGATGGAACAGCTAATTATCAATTTGTAACTAATCGTTATAGAAAGTATCCAGCTAAGAGTCCTGATGGAATGTTCCAAGAATTAAAAATACCAAATAACCTGCAAATAGTAGCAGAAAGTTTAACAGATTATTATAACGCTTAATTAAATAGAAATTATGAGTAGTATCGGAGGAAAGAAAAGAGAGAACACAGGAAGTGGTGATTCAGTAAAGAAAGTAGGATTGTTCGAAGCAAACATTATTGCTATCAATCCAACAATTGAAGAGTATAAAGACAAGCTTGGTATTGATCTTAAAGAAGACAGCAAAGCTGCTGAGTATTTAGGTGAGACTAAAGATGGAAACAGTTATGTTCGTTTAGATTTTTGGTTACAGAAAGTTAATACTACAGACAATTATAAAGTGAGCTTCTTCTTAGAAGATAAAGAACGTGAGAATAAAGATGGAACTAAGAAACAATATATCAATTCTATTGGTATGTGTTCTTGGGCAGGAGATGAAAATGATCTAGCTGAATGGTTCACAAAAGGAAGAGATTTCAGAGTGGCTTATACAGGAGAAGAAGATCTTTACAACTTCATGAGAACATGGTTAGCTGATCTTGATTATCGTGATGCAGAAACTGTTCTACAATTAGAATGGAAGAAGTTGATGAGAGGTAATATAAAAGACATTAAAGACCAAATTGGTGGAGAATGGGCTAAATCTGTTATTGCTCTTGCTACTGTTATTGTTAAAGAAAGAGATGGAGATTCTAAAGAGTATCAAGGTATCTATAATAAAGCCTTCTTAGGTGGATATGCATTGAAACAATTTAGACTTGTTGATTATGGAGACAGAAGAGTACAAGAAGGTCTTAAGAACAAGAAACCTAAAGATTTGAAAGCACACGAGAAATTCGTAGTGAATGTTATAGGTGAATATGGTTGTAAAGACTATTATACACTAAAGGACCTACAGGACTATAATGCAGATGACAACTTAGTTGCTTCTGATGCATATATTTCTGAAGATGGTGACGATTATTAATTCAATTGATTGTTAATGAAAGCCTCTATCAGAAATGATAGAGGTTTTTTATTTTAAAGCTATGAGTATACAAGGAAGAAAAAGAATAAGCTTAAGTCCTGATAGCATACTGGAAAAGATATCTGAATATGATATCTATAAGATGTATATGCCACATCAGAATTGGAAGATTAATGTAGTTACTTATTCAGCCTTCAGAGATGAAAAACATCCATCATTCATTATAGGATATAGAGGAGGAGCATTGAGATTTTATGATTTTACAGACTCTAGTAAAAAAGGTGGCTGTTTTGATTTTGTAATGATGCTATTCAATATATCATTGCGTGAAGCATTATTGATGCTTGATAGAGATTTTGATTTAGGGATTGTTAATGCATCCTCTACAAAGAATTATGAGAGGATTGTTTCTGATTATGCACAACCAACAGCTACATCTAAACGTGAATTCTTCATTCAAGTGAAGACAAGAAAGTTCACACATGAAGAACTAGCATATTGGAATATGTATTATCAAGACATAGATGATCTTAGAGCTAATAATGTGTATTCAATAGACACTGTATATCTAAATAAAAAGAAGTTTCCTATATTGGATTCAGAATTGAGATTTGGTTATCTATATGAAGGACATTGGAAGATCTACGTTCCCTATACAACAAATAAAAGGGGTAAGTGGCTATCAAACGTACCATTAGCTACTGCTAAAGGTTTAGAGAATTTAAAACCAGATAAAAATACATTGATTTGTAAATCTTTAAAAGATTACATGGTATGTAAAAAAGTTTATCCACATGTATGTCATATCCAAAATGAAAGTACTGCTGCATTAAGTGAAGAAGTTGTAGAATTTATTAAAAATAACTCTAAAGAAGTATTTTATGGAGGTGATTCTGATGTGCCTGGAAAGAAAGCAAGTTTTGACATAACAGAATCTTTTGGTTTTAGACACATTAATCCTCCTGATGATTTGCTTCCTGAAGTAAAAGATTTTGCAGATTGGGCTAAACTAGAAGGATTAGAAGTAATAAGATTACATTTTAGAAAAAAAGATTTATTTTAATTAGGAATATTGGAAAATATATTTTATATTTACGATAAATTTTCCAATTATGAAAAAAATGTATTATGTGTATAGACACATAGATTGTGTAAACAATATTCCCTTTTATATAGGGATAGGAACTAATAATAATAATTCTACATTGTATAAACGATCAAAAGATAAAAACAGAAGAAGCCAGGAATGGAAAGATTATGTTACTTCTATTGATGGTAAATATAATATAGAAATTTTATTTGAAACCAATGATTATTTATTGGTTAACAAAAAAGAAAGAGAATTTGTAAAATTGTATGGTAGAAAAGACAAAAATTTAGGAACGTTGTTAAATAAAGATAATGCAGGAAAAGGAAAAAGAGAGCTTTCTCAAAACTCTTTTGATTCTATGATAAGTAAACAAAAACTAAAAGCAGTTGTAGTTTATAATTCATTAGGAGAAAAAATAGGAGAGTTCAATAGAGCACAAGCTGCTTCAGATTTTACTAATATTCCTTATTTATCTATAAAACAATGTTTAATGAAAAAACACCAACAATCAAAAGGATTCAGATTTCTGTATAAGAAAGACGAAGTTAGTAAACTAGAACCTTTAGAGTATAAAAAATTCAATAGAGATACTCAGTTGAGATGTCATAATGTATTAACTGGAGAAGTTATTATTTTTCCAAATATGACAACAGCAGGTAAAACTTTAAACATTCCTTTAGGAACTATTGGTAATAACTTAAAAGGAACTACTAAACTAGCTAAAAATAAGTATAAATTTAATTACATTTAAAGATTATGGAAGAAATAAAAATATCATTTGAAACTGCTAAATTAGCTAAAGAAAAAGGATTTAATATTCCAACAATTTCTTATTACACCCCTGAAGGATATTGTACTGAATCAGAAGGTTATCAAACTGAAAGATTAGAAGAATCTAATTGGAATGATGGTCAAGGTAGTTATCCAACATCACCAGAAGAAGTTGATTGTTCTGCTCCAACCCAATCACTTCTTCAAAAATGGTTAAGAGAAAAGCATAAAATTCATATTGAACCACAACATTCATGGTTATTAGACGAGAATGAAAAAACTAAAGACGATGTAGTGTGGTGGTATTACATTTATCCAAATTATCCCCACGGTGATAGAAGTAAAACCTTTTCATGTGAGATTGGAGAACCTTCTACTTACGAAGAAGCCTTAGAACACGGATTACAAGAAGGATTAAAATTAATATAAAAGGCTGATTTAGCCAAGACACATGGATTAAAAGTTATAGAAGAATATTTAACACAAAGAGAAATAATATGAAAATATCAAATATTGAACAAGAAAAAAATATTTACATTGTAACTTTTATACCAAATATTATTGAAAGATTTTTTGGTGTAAAAGAAAAAACAAAAAGATATAAAGATACTTGGGATACCTATACCTTTGGAGGAGGTCATGTATATATTACTGAAAAAGGTAAGCAATTGAATAATGGAAATTGGATTGCTGAAAGAATAGATAACTGGAGAAGAAAATTCTAAACAAAAAATTATGAATAAATTAACATCAGAACAATTAAGTGATGTAGTGATAGAAAGTTTAGCATTATCTGTTACACTACTAGAGAGATTTGAAACAATGGACCAGAATGGTTTATTTACAATGAGAGCTAAACAATCTTTAAGACAAACTCTTCCACATATCGAAGCTTATGTAAGTAAACTAATTACTGTCACTGAAGAAGATGAGGTGGAACATTTTAAGAAAGGAGCTACAGTGATAACAGAACTATCAAATAGAATAGAAAGATCTCTTAAAGCTGAACATATATTAGATATATCAACCAGAAAGAAATATTTGAAAGAAATGATAGAACTAACAGCATTGTTCCCAACACAGAAAGAAGAACTTTATGAAGGTATTAGAGATTCAGGAATTTTAAATTATTAATCATGACATTAAAAGAAAGATTTAAACAATGGTTAGATACTGATCCAAGAGAACAAATCAGAGAAGTTCCATTAGAAATTATAGCAGAAGACTTTGCTATTGGGTTTGCAGATTGGATTAGAGTGTGTAAACTCAAAGAGAGAAGTTATGATTTTGATAACATAGAAGAATTATTAAAAACTTATAAAGAAGAAAAAGGGCTATGACACTAAAAGACAAGTTTATAGGAGCAGATAGATATTCAATTAGAAAAACAACTCTTGCTGATAGATGCGAACAAATAGCAGATGAATTTGCTATTGGTTTTGCAGAGTGGATAACCCAAGCAGAATTGCCTTTAGAAGAACTATTAAAAACCTATAAAAAAGAGAAAGGATTATGAGATGTTCAGACAATGAGCTAGAGATGCTCGAAGAAGAGATTAAAGAGAATATTGAGTGGTTAATGGCTGGAAGAAACGATGTAGAATGTATTAGTGTAGAAAACTTAGAAGCTATACTTACGAGATTCTTTCACAGAAAAATATCATTATCATTATGAATTTTCAGAATTTTAAACATCAAATGCATCCAAGTTGGTATTCCAAACTTAGACCATTTATTGAGAGTGAAGAGTGTGATAAGATATATGCATATCTAAAATCAGAGAGTAAGAGAGGCAAAAGAGTTGCTCCTCTCTCTATGCATGTTTGGAGATGTTTCTTTGAGACACCATTAGACAATTTAAAAGTGGTGATGGTGGGCCTATGTCCATATCATACACTTAGAGATGATGCTCCTGTAGCAGATGGATTACTTATGGGATGTTCTATTACAGGTAAATTACAACCTACATTAGAACAATTCTATACAGGTCTAGAGAAAGAATTCTATGATGGATTAAACTTAAACTATGTACCAGATCCAGAAGTACACTATCTAGCAAACCAAGGCGTTCTTATGTTAAACGCAGCTCTTACAACAGAGATTAATAAAGCAGGAAGTCACCTAGAGATATGGGAACCATTTATTAAATATCTGTTTGAAGAAGTGATTAATCATTTAGGAGTTCCTATTATATTCCTAGGTAAAGATGCAGCTAAGTATAAAAAATACACAGGCATATTTGCACATGTGTTTGAACTTAGTCATCCAGCATCTGCAGCTTATAAGGGATCAGAGTGGGATACAGAAGGTGTATTTTCAAAGGTAGACGTATTATTAGAAGAAAACAATGGGTTCACAGTGCAATGGTTGCCTGTAGATATGCCTTTTTGATGTAACAATCAAATAATTAAAAATAATGAAAGATAACAAATTGATTGCAGAGTTTATGGGATTTACCTATGAAAAAAATATAGGTTGGTATGATAATGATATGAATATGCCACAAATAGTATATGATGTTCAGAATGGTAATTGTTTTAATGAATTATTATTTGATCAATCTTGGGACTGGTTAATGCCTGTAGTAGAAAAATGCTACAACACAAATGCAGACTATTCTTTACATAAAAAAATTGAGGATACTTTTATGTGCATCACATGTAATAGAATAAAATTAGTTTATGACGCAGTAGTAGACTATATAAAGGAACAATTAAACAATTAGAAATTATGGAAAACAGATTAATTAACAGTTTAGATGAAATTGAAATAGGAGATGAAATTATCATTTCAGCAAATAGTCAATTAAAATATTTAAAAATATTAAGACTACCACTTAAAAAAGATGGAACAACATTTAAAGTGAGTCTTAGAAGAGATGAAAGAAGAAATGCAACTTGGACATGGAAACATAGAATTTTTGAACAAGATGTTACACAACATAATGATGTAATGTATCAAGATTTATATTCAAGAGATGTATTTTTAGTAAAAAGAGAAGCAATAATTTAAATTTATAAAAATGATATTAGAAAAACAGAAAGAAGCAAATGTCCTAGAAGAAGGACAATCACAAGAATCAATTGGAATGTCCCTAGACTTAGATTCTGCTCAGATATTGATGCAGATGTTAAGTAAGAATTTATATTCTGATGATATAGGCTCTGCTATCAGAGAATGTGCAAGTAATGCATTAGATAGCCATAGAAGAGCTGGAGTGGACACTCCTATAATTGTTTCATTTAAAGCATCTACAGCTAACAACTATGAGTTTTGTGTAGAAGATTTTGGTATAGGCTTAGATGCTGATGATGTGAGAAACATTATTAGTAAATATGGTAAATCTACCAAGAGAAATTCTACAACAGAATTAGGTATGATGGGTCTTGGTTTCAAGGCTCCTCTAGCATATTCTAGTAGTTTCTATTTTGTATGTAGAAAAGATGGAATGGAACGCAAGTATATGATGTATGAAGGGGAAGATGCTAACACTATTGATCTTTTATATGAAAAAGAAACAACAGAAGCTAATGGTGTAAAAATCATTATTCCTGTTAAGCATCAAGATAGAT